AAGAAGATGAAATAGCTGAAGGTATACTTGATAGTATTAAGAATATGTTCAAGCCAAAAGATCCTACTCCAGTCACACCTGTAACATCTGTTGATATCGTTACTGGATATAAAACTGATCCTGAGTTCAAAGCGCAAATTGACCAGATTGCAAAACAGCAAGGCATGACTCCGCAAGCGTTGATAGCACATATTAAACAAGGGTTAGATGCAGGTGCAGATGTGATAGGAGTTGGTGAAGGTACTCACACACAACATGATAGAGACTTGAATCCAAATGATTATGAGCGTCCCCCAACCGATTGGAGTACTGATCCAATTGAAGCTGGAACAGATAGAATTCATCAAAAGATAGCAAGTGTATTGAAGAGGTTGTCTAAGCCAGCAGCTAAACCATTAGACAAGAGTAAGACTGATATCGGTAGTGTATTAGAAGCAGCATTACCTTGGGAAGATGATGAGGAAGATAAGGATGACAAGAAACCTAAAGATACTAAAGGTAGTGATGGTTCTGAACACGGAGGTCATTCCAGAGCAAAGCATCTAGCAAAGAATGCGATTCCAAAAGAGAAAGAAGAAGTCAATGAGATGGACAAGAGCCAAACACCTCCGGGTCGTGACGGTGATCCTCGTCCTGGTCCAGAACGTGTAGCAACGCCAATATCAAAAGAAAAAATGGTCAAACACGCGCTTGGTACGCTTAACAAATCAATGGATAAAAAAGATGACAAGAAAGATGTAAAAGAAGGACAAGATGATTTGGACCGTATCTTACAGATTATGAATCACAGAAGATAAGGGTAAATTACCCATCAAAAACCTCACTTAAAAGGTGAGGTTTGCCATAACAGGCATAAATACATTGACGCGAGAAGAAAGTACTGCTATACTTACTCATCGTGTTAGTTACTTCATGGTGAAGTAGCGAATTTAAAAAACGAGACCATCTCAATTTTATAAGGAAATATTATTATGGCATCATTAGCAGATATCCGCGCAAGAATCAGCGCACAAGAAAATAAGCAACAAAAGGGTTCTTCAACCCAATCAGATAATTCTATCTACCCCCACTGGAACATTGACGAAGGCTCGACAGCCACAGTTCGTTTCTTGCCAGATGCGGACTCAAAGAACACATTCTTCTGGATCGAGCGCCAGATCATCAAACTATCATTCAATGGAGTCAAGGGCGACTCTAATATGAAAAAGGTTGATGTTCAGGTTCCGTGCGTAGAGATGTGGGGCGAAAGCTGTCCTGTCTTGGCTGAGGTTCGCCCTTGGTATAAAGATGAGACATTGAAAGAAATGGCAAACAAGTATTGGAAGAAACGCAGTTATCTATTTCAAGGATTCGTGCGTCAGAACCCAATGGGAGATGACAAGACTCCTGCGAACCCGATTCGTAGATTCATCATCAGTCCACAAATCTTCACAATCATCAAATCTAGTTTGATGGATCCAGAGATGGAAGAATTACCAACTGACTACATGCGCGGTCTTGACTTCAATATGAAAAAGACTAGCAAGGGTGGATATGCAGATTACTCTACTAGTAACTGGGCACGAAAAGAAAGTGCGTTGACCGAAGCAGAAGCCGCAGCGATTGAATCGCATGGATTGTTCAACTTAGCAGACTTCTTGCCTAAGAAGCCAGGTGAAGCAGAATTGCGTATCATCAAGGAAATGTTTGAGGCATCAGTGGATGGTCAAGCATATGATAATCAACGTTGGGGTCAATACTATCGTCCATGGGGCTTAGATGCTCCAGCCGGATCAACAACTGAATCAGCACCACTACCCGTGCGTACTGCTCCAGCAATCAAAGCAGATCCGAACGATGAGGATGATGAACCAGCAGTAGCGACTTCTTCAATTGAAGTTCCTAAAGCAGCCGGCGGTGATAAGGCACAGGACATTCTAGCAATGATTCGTGCCCGTCAAAAAGCATAACACGGCTTGGGCCTCTGCGATATAATCGTATGCCCAGGTTCTCAACGGGAGAATAACATGACACTACCAGACGAAAGATACCGTGCTATAAGGCAAGGTAAAAAACTATTAGAAGAACTCTGTGATCCAGGTCGCACACCTCGTGTACCTAGTATGATCAGGGATCGTGCTAGGGCAGCATTACGGCATTATCCAAATGATTGGGAGATTGATTCTATCGCAGAAAAATGTCCCGATATACTTGATAAGCAAACATTCAATGATAAAATATACATGAACGGTTCATATAACCGATAATATAGGAGAAACAAAATGGCAACAGCAAAATCAGTAACTACACTCAGCGATAAGCTGGCAAAAGTGAATGACAATTTCACAATCAATATGTACGACAATGGCTATATGATTGAAGTAGGTGGGCGCACTAAGAAGGGCGAGTACACTAACGCTAAAATCCTGTGTTCAAATGTTGAACAACTTACCGCATTGGTACAAGAAGCCTGCACGATGGATCGTGATAGCTAAACAAAAAATATATGAAAGAGAGAATCTGAATGGCAAAACCATTTGATGTAAGCAAGTTCCGTAGAGAAATCACGAAAAGTATCGAGGGACTTAGCATAGGATACAATGATCCAACCGATTGGATCTCTACAGGAAATTATGGACTCAATTATCTCATTAGCGGTGATTTTAACAAAGGCGTACCTCTTGGTAAAGTTACTGTCTTTGCCGGAGAATCTGGATCAGGAAAAAGTTTCATCTGCTCAGGAAACCTCGTCCGACACGCACAACAACAAGGAATCTACGTTGTACTGATAGACAGCGAAAATGCTTTAGATGAAAAATGGCTACACGCATTGGGCGTAGACACAAGCGAAACTAAATTGCTTAAATTGAATATGGCTATGATTGATGATGTGGGCAAGACTATATCAGAATTTATGAAGTCATACAAAGTGATGGCAGAAGATGACAAACCAAAAGTATTGTTCGTCATTGACAGTCTAGGTATGCTATTGACTCCTACTGACGTTAATCAGTTTGAAGCAGGTGATATGAAAGGTGATATGGGTCGTAAGCCTAAAGCACTAACAGCACTCGTCCGTAACTGTGTCAATATGTTTGGTAGTCACAATGTAGGATTAGTTGCTACTAATCACACATACGCGAGTCAAGATATGTTTGACCCAGATGACAAGATCAGTGGTGGTCAAGGATTCGTCTATGCAAGTAGTATCGTAGTCGCTATGAAGAAACTCAAGCTGAAAGAAGATGAGGATGGTAACAAGGTTGCAGAAGTGAATGGTATCCGTGCTGCTTGCAAGATTATGAAAACTCGCTATGCGAAACCTTTTGAGAGTATTCAAGTCAAGATTCCATACGAGACAGGAATGAGTCCATACAGTGGATTGACTGATATGCTTGAGAAGTCTAACGCATTAAAGAAAGAAGGCAACAGCTTGGTCTATGTGACTGAAGATGGTGAGATTCTCAAAGCGTTTCGCAAAGGCTGGGAAGCAAACAAAGACGGCATACTTGATAAGGTGATGCTTGAATATACTGGAAAAACTAAAAGCATGATAAGTAATGTAACAACACCTACGGAGGAAGTTACAGAATGAGTCTAGATACAATCGCTGAAGTTTGGGATGCATTGCGTGAGCATATTGATTTGAGTGAGCGCAATGCTGCGGCAGATACACTTGTTAATTTTTTGATTGATAACAATTATGAGATTGAAGATATCAAAGATGCCTTCAAAGACAAAGACATAACTAGTGCATTGAAGGGTTATGCCGATGAACATTTTCCTGAAGAGGATTATGAAGAATACGAAGAAGAAGATTTAGACGAATGGGACTAAATGAATTGGTATACACGCATAACAGTAAATCTGGGAGTGCTCCCAGATTTCATTCAGTACTTTGAAGCTGAATTGGATAATGCTAAAAAAGAGGTAAAGATATACGGTAATGTTGAAAAGAACATTGCTGCTATACCCGGTGTGACTGAGCATCGTTTCAACCAATTGCAAGAAGTTGAAGCGGTACTCAATTACTTGAATATTCAATTAAAGAAAATTCGCCGAAAACATTTTCAAAAATATCTAGAAGCGTATAATAGAGCATTGACAAGCCGTGATGCTGAAAAGTATGCTGAAGGCGAAGATGAAGTGATTGACATGGAAGTATTGATCAACGAAGTGGCATTACTTAGAAATCGTTGGCTTGGTATAATGAAGGCATTAGAATCAAAAAATTTCATGCTAGGTCACATTGTTCGTTTAAGGGCGGCCGGTATGGAAGATATCACAATGTTGTAACATTTTGATAAATAGATTAGAGGCGAAACAAAATGTCAAAAATCTATTACGTATATCAATTAATTGATCCGATTAATAATCAACCATTCTATGTAGGAAAAGGCAAGGGAGACCGAGCCCGCTCTCATTTAACACCCAACAAAAAAACAAATAATCCACGAAAAGACAATAAAATAAATGAAATTAGGAACTTGGGATATGAGCCATTGGTTAAATATTTATTTGAAAATCTTACTAGTGAAGATGCCTACACTAAAGAAGAAGAACTGATTAGAACTTTGGGTAGAGTAGGATACGATGATTTTGGTGTTTTAACTAACATAAAAACTGATGCAAAACCCCCTTCACAAAAAGGAAAAAAAAGAATTTTTACCGAAGAACATAAAAGAAAACTATCAGAAAAATTAAAGGGAAAAGTAAAAACATCTCCACCATGGAATAAAGGACTAACTAAAGAAACTGATGAGAGAATAAAGGAAGGGGCAAAAAATCGCAGCATTACTGGGAACAATCACCAAATTGGGCAGACATATTCAGAATCTCGTGTAGAAAAAATAAAAGAAAAACTCACAGGAAGAAAAATGACTGATGAGCAAATTTCAAAAATGTCAGTGGCAAAGAAAGGAAAAACTTGGGAAGAAATTTTTGGAGAAGAAGAAGCATTTCGTAGACGTAATAGGGTAAAAAAATATTGACATTTTTTATTTTCTATAGTATACTGAGTCATATCAACATGGAAGATATCACAATTGGCTAATTCAAACATACTGACAACTATGCAGATGAAACTGAAACATCTCGCAAATAGCAGCACCTTACCTAAGGTGCAAGTTACTACTCAACAAATCCCTTCCTCACAAAACAATCTGCATACTCTTTTAGGAATTAATAGTACTACATCTTTTGATGACTTATACTTAAAGCAATCAAATACTGAATATGTGAAAAAATATGAAGTATTTGAGACCACAGAAGATATACTAGCATTGAGTGTTACTTGGCACAGAATGCGTTCATCACTCAGTCACAAAATTAATATGATAGCGCCTGATAATAGGCCTACTAAACTCACTGATAGTGTATTGTTCCGAGAAATGATTCAGGAAGATAAAGACCGTGCTGATATCATCCGTGATTATTACAGTAAAAAACTCATGGTCATAACTTTACGCGAACAACGGATCAGTAAATTCAGGAAAGATTTGAGTACATTTGTTCACGGTGATAATAAAGTAGTCAAAGAAGAAATGATGCCGTTGATCTATCGCTTACCTGAGTTCTATGAATATGATATGGGGTTTGACGAGATGTTTAGAGATTTGAATAAACAATTTGAACATCAACCCAAATTGACTATCGGCGGTGATTCAATCACATTGACTCCTTTGAGGAAATTCATAGTGAAATTGCGTACTAGTAAATTCACAGAATACTGGCTCAAGGATGTTGAAAACAAAGCTTACAAGATAGAGATACCTATAGAAAATAAGTTGAACCATCTATGGGAACACTTTTTTGAGCAAGATTCTATACCCTTGACTGGCTATCTAAAGCACATGGAACGTGACGGAATCAACTATTTTCATCTAAAAAACTGGGAAATAGACTTTACCCAAACTTGACATTAAATGGTTTTGGGTCTATAAT